GGCATGACCAAAGGAGGTGTGCCCAAGAAGACCCTGAATGTGGTACTCGCAGGAACTAATGTGGGCAAGAGCCTGTTCCTCGTTCACATGGCGGCGGCGTGTCTGCGGATGAGCAAGAACGTCCTCTACATCACTCTCGAAATGGCCGAGGAACGTATCGCAGAGCGTATTGATGCGAACATGATGAATGTGCCGATGGACGATGTGATCGCCCTCACACACTCGCAGTATCTCAGGAAGATTGAAACCCTGCGGCAGACCTCGACAGGGCGGTTGATTGTCAAGGAGTATCCGACGGGTGCCGCACATTCAGGGCATTTTCGTGCGTTGTTGCAGGAACTCAAATCGAAGCAGCAGTTCACTCCAGACATTGTGTTCATAGATTATCTGTCTATCTGTTCGTCTGCGCGGGTCAAGATGGGCAATGCGGTGAATTCCTATACCTACAACAAGTCAATTGCCGAAGAGTTGCGGGGCTTGGCGGTGGAACACGATCTTCCCATCTTCACCGCGGCCCAGTTTAACCGAACGGGACATGCGGAGTCTGACCCCGGGCTGGATAAGATCAGCGAGAGCTTTGCCATTGCCCAGACGGCAGACTTTATTATTGCCCTGACAACGACCGATGAACTAGAGAAGAGCAACCAGATTCAGGTTTATACGCTGAAGAATCGGTATGGCAAACGAAACTCGTTTGAGAAGTTTCTGCTGGGCATCGATACCTCGCGGATGATGTTGTATAATCCTAGCACCACGGCCGTCCACAGTATTGCGTTTGATGCGGCGGCGAATACCCCGTCGTACGGTTCACCCTTTGGTTCCACGCTTAGTGGTGCATCACGGGTGTCTCGGCGACCGCTGGCCGCATTACGTACGGGCGGTTTGGGTGGTGACGAGACTTCCTAAATAATGCGGGAGGACCGCCGTGCATCTGATTACACTGCATAACAAAATCATCAGCGACGCACTACGCATTCACGAAGTCGTGGAGAAGGTCTTTCCGCGCAAAATGCCAGAACGGTATGTAGAGCAGTCCCTGTATCTTGCCCCATTTTTGGCACGGCTGAATGCGGTTACGGTCCCCCTAAAAGTCCTCAATGTGTTAATGAATGATGCCACGATCGTATCCCATGACGTGCTGCTGTCTGCGATATGGTATCCAAAGTCGCCCACCACTATTACGCGCCGGTCGTCGGACATCCATCTTCAATGGCATGTGCATCCGAGGGAACACCGATGTCACATCACCCCAACGATATGGAGGCGCCAACGTTTTTATTTCTGGACGTTTCTTCAACACGAACTCGCCCATCGACATCAGAGCGCGGACCGTGATGAGGATACGGCATCGTTGCAATTCGCGCCGGTGACGGACAACGCCGCCATGCGGAAACAACAGGCGTATCTCGGCGACTTTGACGAAGTCGAAGCCTGGGCCCATGATATTGCGTTAGAGATGGTGATCTGGTTTCCGACGTTGAATTGTCGAGAGGCCTACACCGAGATGCGGAACTTTCATCGAACACGCGTCACGGCTACCTATCCGATCTATGCGGGTGTCTTTAGTGAAACGCCTACGCATCCCGCGATGCAGGCATTACACAAGAAAATTCGTGCGTGGTATCGCATCATGGATCAACATCGGGACACCTATAAGACACTTGGTCTGGAGCCACTATGATCTCATTTCTGCAACATCTGGACGAGGCCGCGGCGCAGAAGCTCGATATCAAACAGTTCCCGCACGTCATGAAGGCCGTCTCCAGCAATGCCCGAGTGTTGCGGAGGCTCTCGGACGTCCTCGCGCTGATGAATACCTTCGTTGGCAAAGATATCCCCAATCCGACATATCTAGAGGATATCAAATCTCCTATCACCTCGGTAACAGAACTCGCGGCGGACACTCCAGAATGGATCTATGAATTAATGCGAGATGTGGCGCATGCGACTGGCAGCCGGCCGGCGTGGTACAGCGCCGTTGATATGGTTGGCACCTATCCACACACGGTTCCCGGCAAGTTGAAGAAACTCCTCGCGGCCCGGACGACATATCAGCGCGATCCGTCCTCCAAGAAGTACTTCGATTATTATATTCCGATTTTTACCGAACTGGAAATCTTGTCGGCGTGGAACGAGACAATGAAAGGCCAGGCAGTCAAGCGTCAACCCAAACCCGTTGAAGACCGTCATGCGAAGTACATCGCGCCCATGATGGCCCGAGCCGACACCAAACTGGTGTTGGATGTGCTCACCGAAATCACCGAAAAGATCAAGGTCGTATATGCCAAAAACTTGACGGCCATGTGGCTCGAACGGGCAGACCATCTGAATAGTCTGGCTCCGAGTGCGCAACGTACGGTACGTATGATACGAAACCCGGATATTCTGTGGTCGTTTAGCATATGGAACCGCACGAACACGTTTACTTTGATTCCCGGCTACAAGAAGGTTATCCAAAAGGCGGCGGTCGAGTCGTCGGAGGCGATGCAGAAAGAATTCCTTTTGAAGAATGCCGCAAAACTTGGGAACATCGTGCAAGCGAAGAATGTGGCCCTCAACAAGCCGAAGATTCTGTCTCTAACCGCATCTAGGGGCACGTACGAAGGCGACGTCCTGTTTACATTCAAAGATGGCTCATCGTTCACGGTGCGCAACAAAGTCGTGCTGAAGATGAACTCGTATGGCACATTTTTCAATCAGTTTCCGACCACGTTTCATGATGTGGTACTGCCCAATGGCAAGGCGATGGGTCTGCCGTCGGAAGAGCGAATGAACACAGTGTTCGTCAACTAGTCGAGATACGAACCATTGCAGATGGACATTGAGGACACTTCACGAAAAGGCAACGACAGGATCACGTTCGAAGAATTCTTGCAGGAAGACAAGAGTGGCAAGCTGATGCATCTCACGCATCTTGAGGATTTGATGCTAGACGAAGGTCTTGCCGGCATGCGTCGTGCCATTGAGGTCTTGCGTGAGTTTCGAAACATGTTGATCAGTGGTGGTGTTTCGAAAGCCATGCATGTGACGACCAAGTGGGACGGCGCGCCCTCGGTGGTCTTTGGCCCCGATCCGGCAGATGGCAAGTTCTTCGTCGCCACCAAGTCGGCGTTTAGCAAGACACCCAAGTTGATGAAGTCGCACGACGACATCAACGAAACCTATGGGTCTGAGGGTGTGTCACAGGTGCTCCACGACTGTCTGAGCGAACTGGCGCTGCTCCATCCCACCCGAGTGTTACAAGGGGACTTGCTGTTCAGTGGCGGACGTGGTGTCAAGTCTCAGTCCATTGACGGGACGGACTATCTCACCTTCCGCCCCAATACGATTCTCTATGCGGTTGGCGCCACCAGCGCGTTGGGTGAGCATATCAGTCGAGCGGCATTGGGCATTGTCATTCATACCATGTATACGGGCGCCGGCACACTGGAACATCTCCGTGCGACACCCATCACCCCCACGGTCTTCTCCGCACTGAAGAAGACGAATCGTGTTGTGGCACTTGATGCGGCCTATGATGATGTGTCGGGCAATGCGACCTTCACCACGGACGAGGATGCGGAGTTCTCGCTGCTGTTGTCACGGATTGGCACACTCGCGCAGCGCATTCCCGCCTTGATCTATACCACATTGATGACAGAACCGCTCCATGCGATCGTCAATATGTTTCTGAATCAACAAGTGCGCGGCGGGCATGCGCACGCCTCGAAGCAGACACTTGACGCGCTCTCGCTCTTTCTGTCCGCACGGCAGGACAAGGAGATGTCATCCCGATCGAGTGCGGAGGGAAAAGAGAAGGTTCGCCAGACATTCACAGTCATGCTCGACGCAGTACGCACCAACCAGCAGGCCTTTGCCGAATGGTTTGAATTGCATACTGCCATCACCGACGCGAAGCTGTTGGTGATTCGGAAACTTGCGCAAGCCTCCCGTGTGCAGACCTTCATTCCGACGGCGGACGGCTTCCGTGTGACAGGACCCGAAGGGTTTGTCGCGGTGTCTCACGCGGGGAAGATGGTAAAATTGGTCGATCGTCTGGAATTTAGTCGCGCAAACTTTCTGGCACCCAA